CTGAGTTCTATGAGAACTTCAATATTGTCCCTGAGTTTTCGCTTATGTCTCGCAAGCCCGGTATTGCTCGTCAGTACTATGAAGATCATCCCGATTTATATGATCATGAGTTCATTAATATTTCGACTGAGAAAGGAGGAAGGAAGTTTCGACCTCCGAAGTATTATGACAAGCTCTTTGATGTCGATTGTCCGGAAGAATCTGCCAGACTTAAAGCTGTTCGTCAGAAGATGGCAGCTGAAGCGCAGAAAGCAAAATTACAGAAAACCACACTTAGTTATTTAGATCAGCTTGCCGTTGAAGAACGCAACCAGCTGGCCCGAATAAAATCATTAAAAAGGAGTTGTATCTAATGCGTAAACCTATGCGTCCCAAGAAAGACAAGAAGGTCTTTCGTCGTACTGCTGCGAAGTCTAAGAAGATCAACATTAATCCGACTGTTTTCCGTGGAGGTATCCGGCTATGATTGAGGATTCTTTTAATTGTGAGTATTTTGACGTTTGCGATCAGGATTGTTTAGGTTGTCCTTATTTTAAAGCTTTTTTGGAGGTTAAAGAATGAAATACGGCGTTTATTCCATCCGCGATGCCCGGACGGGTTTTCTTCCGCCTACGGTAGATCAAAACGATTCTTCCGCTATGCGGAATTTCGCTCATGCCTGTATGCAGAAGGAAAGCCTTTTGTTTTCCCACATTGAGGACTATGCTCTCTGTAAGATAGGTGAGTTTGATTCTTCTAAAGGTGTGATTTCGCCTCAGCCTGTCGATGTTATTTTGGATGGTTCTTCCATTCAAGGAAAGGATTATTGATCATGCTTGATGAAAAGTTTGGATTCTCTACTCAGTATCGTCCGCGAACTCGCTTCATTTCAAATGGAGGTCAGCGCGAAAGGATTCTCTATCAGCCTAAATTTGATGAGAATGGAGTTATGGATCTCGTTGAATCTGGCAAAGAAGACCTTTACGATTTCATTCAATCCCATGCTGAAGCCGTAGATATCCACGTGATTCTTGCTCGATTTCAGAATGGCGACGTTGACGCGCTTTCGCGTGTCCAAGGCGCTTATGGTGATTTCACTAATATGCCTACGTCCTATGCTGAGCTTCTGAATAGGGTTAATGAAGGTCAGAGCTTTTTCAATTCTCTGCCTGTTGATATCCGTGCAAAGTTCAACCATAACTTCGCGGAGTTCATGGCTGGCATGGACAAGCCTGATTTCCTCGACAAGCTCGGAATCAAGCCCGAGCGAGCGCCTGACCCGTCCCAGGAGGAAAAACCGGCTGTTGAGCCGAAAAAGGAGGTTACGGAATGAACCGCAATGTTGAATCCCATTTTGCGCTTAATCCCACGAATATCGATATTCGGCGTTCGACGTTTGATCGCTCGCATTCTCTTAAGACTTCGTTTAATGTTGGTGACATTGTACCTTTTTTCGTTGACGAAGTATTACCGGGAGATACGTTCAACGTGGACACATCCAAGGTTGTGCGCCTGCAGACGCTGCTCACTCCGGTCATGGATAACATCTATCTCGATACGTATTTCTTCTTCGTACCGAACCGGCTTACTTGGTCTCATTGGAAGCAGTTCAATGGTGAGAATACGGAATCCGCGTGGATTCCTCAGACAGAATATGAAATTCCTCAAATTACTGCTCCTGCTGATAGCGGATGGTCTGTTGGAACTATTGCCGATTATCTCGGTGTTCCTACTGGCGTTCCTGATCTTTCCGTTAGTGCTCTTCCCTTCCGAGCTTATGCCCTGGTGATGAATGAGTGGTTTCGTGATGAAAACCTATCTGACCCGCTCGTTGTTCCCGTCGATGATGCTACTGTAGCTGGCGTTAATACCGGTACTTTTGTGACTGATGTGGCGAAAGGTGGTCTTCCCTATAAGGCTGCTAAGTATCATGACTATTTCACAAGTTGCCTTCCGTCTCCGCAGAAAGGCCCGGATGTTTTGATTCCTTCGGCTACTTCTGGTGAGTATCCTGTCGTTACCCGTGAACAGCCTCATGATCCCGGTGGATTTGTTTTGACCGGTGTTTCTAATATTTCTTTTGCTTCTGGAGATCGACCGGTTAATATCTACGATTCCCTTGCTTTCAAGCCTGTTGCTTCTGGTTCCAATTATGCTGGCATTACTGGTTTTAGTGGTGGTGCCGACAAGCCCGGTTTTGATCCTGTTAACCTTTATGCTGTTTCTTCCGGTGGTCTTGGTGCTTCGATTAATCAGCTTCGTATGGCGTTTCAGATTCAGAAGCTCTATGAGAAAGATGCTCGTGGTGGTTCTCGTTACATTGAAATTCTCAAGTCTCATTTTGGTGTGACTTCTCCGGATGCGCGCCTCCAGCGTCCTGAATATCTCGGCGGTAATCGTGTCCCAATCAATATCAATCAGGTTGTGCAGCAGTCTGCAACTGCCTCCGGTGAGACTGCACAAGGTACTGTCACCGGTATGTCTGTTACTACCGATACGCATTCCGATTTCACCAAGTCTTTTACTGAGCATGGTTTCGTCATTGGCGTTATGGTCGCTCGTTATGATCATACCTATCAGCAGGGTCTTGAACGTTTCTGGTCTCGTAAGGATCGCTTTGATTATTACTGGCCTGTTTTTGCGAACATCGGTGAGCAGGCCGTGAAGAACAAGGAGATTTTTGCTCAAGGCCCCAGTGTTAAGGATTCTGCTGGTGCTGTCATTGATGATCAGGTTTTCGGCTATCAAGAAGCGTGGGCTGATTACCGTTATAAGCCCTCCCGTGTTACCGGCGAGATGCGTTCTCAGTTCGCCCAGTCTCTTGACGTTTGGCATCTTGCCGATGATTATTCCGTTCTTCCTATGCTTTCGGATTCTTGGATTCGTGAGGATAAGACTAATGTTGATCGTGTTCTTGCAGTTTCTTCTGCTGTCAGTAATCAGCTTTTTGCTGATATCTACATTAAGAACCGGACTACTCGTCCTATGCCGATGTATTCTATCCCTGGTCTGATTGACCATCATTGAGAGGTGATTTCATGACTACTGGTAAGGATGCTTCTCAGGTTCAGAGTGTGCCGGCTGTCGGAAATTTGGATTCTGCTCTTTCTCGTATTACGAGGACTGCATCAGAAAACACCGCTAAAAGCGCTCAGATGGCTTCTGAGCAACGCGACTGGCAGGAGCGTCAAAATGCCTTGGCTATGCAATTCAACGCTCAGGAGGCCGCTAAAAGCCGGTCTTGGCAGGAATATATGAGTAATACTGCGCATCAGCGTGAGATTCGCGACCTTAAGGCTGCCGGTCTTAATCCGGTGCTAAGTGCTATGGGAGGTAACGGCGCTGCCGTTACCTCCGGTGCTACCGCTTCTGGTGTTACTTCTGCTGGAGCTAAAGGTGAGGTTGATACCTCTGCTAATGCTGCTTTGGTTCAGATTCTCGGTTCTGTGCTTTCTGCCCAAACTCAGTTGCAGACCGCTAACGTTAATGCTCGTACGCAAGAGGCTGTTGCTGATAAGTATACTGCTATGGAGGAGATTGTAGCTAATATTTCTCGTGATGCTACTCTTGGTTCTGCTGGTATTCATGCCGGTGCTACAAGATATGCTGCTGATACCTCCGCTGCTGCTTCTCGCTATTCTGCTGATAAGAATTATGAAGGCACTAAGTATTCTTCTGATATGCATTATCAAGGTACTAAGTATTCTTCTGATAAGAGTTATGAAGGTACTAAGTATTCTTCTGATAATTCGGTACGTAACCCTTCTTCTGCTGTTGGCTATGCTCGTGAGATTGGTAAAGCTGCTTCTAATATCTTCTCCGATCTTTTTGGCTGGGATTATGATCCTCAATATCTTTTTGATATGTATCGTTGATAGAAAACAGAAAACTCCGAAGCTCTGCTTCGGAGTTTCTGTTTTGTAACCAAGCGTGAGCGCGGTTAGCGAATAGATATGCACCAGCGAGCGCCAGCGAGCGCAACAGCCCCATTACACTTCTTGATGTAATGGGGCTGAGTGACACCAATTTATGCTTGCGTGGCACTTTAGATTATGTTATGATGTTATAAAGGAGATGAAAATTATGAATATCTTTACAGAAATTTATAAACTATCTATGAAATTATTGTTTACTTTTATTGTTATAACTGTTATGATAAATATGGTTTTAGGTTCTTAATTGAATTTCCGTGATGGGGATACGATATCGCCTATTTGACCCGTTTTTGCAACATTTTCTCCGTTTTGCACAAAGGCAGGATTTTGACGGACGCCCTCCTCAACGAGCCGACGTGCATA